TACCCAACCCCTAAGTTGCTAATTGCAACTCAACTCTATTCCCACTTACGTCTTGGGTGACTCGTGTATACTTATTCAAGCGACTTCAAGATAAACACAACATGTCTAAACGTTCGTATAACTTCGGTACAAATCCCTCACAACAATACGGTGTTTCTCGAGCAACTAAGAGAAGGCGAAATGTTAATCGATATCAAAATCTTCCACGTGGCATGAACCAGAGACAAATTATCAGACCGTATCGCCTATATACTCCAAGAACACCTGGTGGTCAAGTGATTGCTGAAAGAAAGTACTTCGATGAGACCTTAGCAGCAAAGATCGTCATAGCTGCCGTTACCGATTTCAACGATGCAGAAGTAGATCCAGCTGTAAGACTCTGTCTATTTGCACCAACTCAAGGAAACGATATCTCAAACCGAGAGTCAAGATCTTGCTTTGTGTACTCCATTACCGTTAGAGGGTCCATTGAGATGTTAGGACAAGGTCAACAGACAGCGATTGATAACAACCAGATTGCCCGTTTGGTGTTAGTGCTTGACAAGCAGACGAATGGAACACAGATGAGTTCAGAGGATCTATTAACCACAAATAGCGGCGAATCACCGATGGTATACGCGTACCAAAACACTGCAAACTTCGGTAGATTCCAGATACTTAAAGATCAATTCATCGAATTTGAGCCTTGTAATATCGGTGGGGTTACTGGGTCGTTCTGGCAAGGAGGCGGGAGAAAGATGTTCAAACTGAAACATACTTTTAAAGAACCAATACGAGTTAACTTCGGGAGCACAAATGGAGGAACAGTGGCAGACATCGTGGACAATAGTTTCCATATTATATGTGGTACACAGAATGCATCAATCACAACTGTTTTAAATTACAAATCCAGAGTGTCTTTCACTGGTTAATAAAAACTTTGACTTAATTATGGAGTGAAATCTTCTTTATGACCGCTTCGCTATGACAGATACTATAGAATCCCAATTGTGACCGGCGCCCGCGCCTAAGTGAGAAAATGGAGGCTTAATTAAGCGTAAATGATAGGTTTTGTTTCGAAGTGTTAGTGATGTTGTGTGTGATAATATTTAATTAATTTTTCATAGGTTTCAAATTTAACTGGGTTACATTTAGTAGAGTAGTAGCCGCTGGCGCGGCTATTGCTAGTCTACTAATAAAAATTATTGACTTAAGACAATAAATTTATTATATCTTTTCATATTGTGTGGAAAACAACTCACGTTGTGTTTCATATGAGTGTTCTTCTTCAGAGGAACTAATAACTAGTTCCTCACTGCTTAAATCTGATTCAATTTCAATAATTGAAGGTGATGTGTCAGGTTCTTGTCCCATGGTTGATAGACTACACGATCGTTCTTCAGGAATTGTCGTTTCGTCTGATCCGACATTAACTTCATCGTAATGTTTCCATGGGTAGCTTCCAGTTGGCCATCGTTCAGCGACAATAGCTTCACTTTTGGCGAGTAAGAGCTCCCAATCGTCTCCTTCTTCTGCATCGTATGCGAGGTGAATTCGTCTCTCCAACTGTTGTTTATCTTCATCGTTTCTAAGGGACCACATGTGGGTTGGGGACTTAGGGGCTGTGACGACGATAACTGATGGTGTCCAATCAATGAATCCTCCTTTAAATTCAACTCGAAGGGGGTATCGATCCAGTAATCGTAAAAGGAAGGAGAACTCGGCGTGTTTGGTTCTAAGGTCATCGAAGATGGCAATAGCATGTCCGTCATATCCGTCAAACCATCGAAGAGATCCTGCAGAGATCCAGTAATTGTCAGGGGCGATTCTGTCTGCAAGGGCGACTGCGCTTCTTGTCTTACCAACTCCGGTTTCTCCTGACAACCATATGACCAAAGGAGGCTCGGATCTGCGAGGTTTTAACATTGATGAAACCATAGCTAAACCCTTAGAGTATCTAGCTACCGCCGCAGCTAAACCAACGTCATCAGACTTAACAATACTCGTTAGAGTACCACCTTGTTTGAGAGCATTAATCGCATCATGCAAATCATTACGCTTACCTTCCTGAGGCATCTCGCCTTTACAAAAGGCATCAGTATCTTGCTTCGTGCAATACTTCAGAGAGTCGAAAGGTTTTCCGCGCATGTTCTCGATGTGTGCACGTGAGAATCCTGGCCACTTCTTCACTGTAGAGAAAGCGATTTGCTTACCAATGACAACGGCTCCTTGTAGGTGGGGCGTACCCTCATCTCCGATCTCTTTACCGACGACTAACCACTTTACATCACTTGCTATGATGTCGGTGTATTCTGCTTCTGTCCAATTATTCAGCGTAAATACGAAGCGAGATAGTCTTTGTTGAGTACGAGGGGATTGATTTCTAATAGCGCCATCTCGGTTAGCCGTTGGTGACCTTGAGTTCCTGTTAGGATAAGAGGATTGGAGAGCTGTGGTGTTGTGCATGTTTCGGTAATTGTGGATGGAAGTCCACAAACACCGATACATGTTTAACCCATTTTCTCCGAGCTTTTTTCTCGGATACGTCTTGATGACGTATTATCCACATGGGCGATATTATCTCGGATAATGTCACCCATTGAATATTCTATCGAATATTCCTTTACTATACTATGTTCTACAAAAAAATGCCCCGGTCGAGGTTCGATCCGCCGGAGAGCCAGTGTTGCACTATTCAGATCACGGTCTTAACCGACTCGACTAAGGGGGCAGTTGATAAAATGAAAATAAATTTCATTATACTATCTTCCCTGCGAGAAGATTTCTATGTCAAAGTTAGTGCACTAGGCACTGCACTAAGGGGTTGGGGTAATACTA